GAGAATTGCTGCTAATAAATTCATTTTAGTTCCTTTAATTTAGTTGTTAAGTCTGATACTTCTGTTAAAAATAATTCTACTGCCTTTTCTGTTTCAACGATGTATTCGTCATCACGATCCACACGTACTACAAACAATGCTAGGTTATCGCCTAGTGCTGGGCAATAGCTAACAAAGTCACACCACTTAGCACCGGTACAAGCCATCTGCCATTGCATCTGCGGTATGTATTTTGTAGGTGCTTTGCCGGATAACAAAGTATCTGCATGGTTGGCTGCCGTAGGGCATTTAATCTCTACTAGACCATCGCCTACTATACCATCTGGACTAGCACCGGACATTGCAATGCTTGGGTGATCAATAAAGCCTACCTCGGTTACCGTTACACCTTGCTTAAACTCGTATGCTGCTCTTGCTAGTGGCTCTAGCTCAATTCCTCGCTCCATGTGTGAGTTAGTAAAGCCTTCCTCACGTTGACCAGTTAAACGCTGACATACAAGTTCCATACGGTAGTTCTTCCGGCTAGCAGACTCGCCTGTCTTGATGGTGGCTAACACATCTGCAACACGACTGGCTGTTACCTTGCCAATGCGTGACTCAAACCATTCTTCTGTACCTTGCATTATCTAATCCTCGGCATTGGTTTTGAAAGTAGCCACTTGTGACCTAAATCTTTTAGAGCCTTTGCTATCTTAGCATCACGGTCTGCCATCTCTTTTTGGCTAGGTGGCTTTAATCCGTATAGTGATTTAATAATCATGCTGTCATCCCTTCAAATAGTGCTTTCATTTCGCTAGCTGCTGCTCTAATTATTGGCAGGTAGCTTGGATTAGATTTAGTTTTCAATGAAGCAGTATTAAATAATGAAGTTAATTCAGTCATTGTTTTAGCTGCACGAATTTTATCAACATAAAACTCTACAGGCTCAAGTTTAACTGGTTCATTTTGTTGATGTATTGCATTGACTACTTCATTTGCAGATGCAAACTCAGTACCGCCAATACCAAACGATGCCAATGCACGACCAATTGCAGACGTTTCACAATTCTCAACATATGACGTTTTATTGATCTGGCTATTAGCTCTAAACTCTTGAGCATGACCGTTAGCAATTAAACGAGATTCTTCATTTAATATGCCAGCTTCAACAATACATTCGTCAGCATCAATTTTAATGATTGTTGTTTTAATAGTGTACTCCGGATATTTCTCACGGAAACGATTGACACGGCTTGCTACTGTTTCATATTCTTTACCGTGTATGCTTACAAATCCTTGTTTTGACATTTTATTCACCCTTAGTTAAAACTTCTAAATATTGTTCATATTCTTTCTTAGCACAATCTTGCAAATACTCTAGGTACTCTTCTAGATCTATAAAATCTGTATCTTGGCGATTGTCTTCCATGTTAAGCCACCAGCAGCAAGTATAGAAAAATTGAGAGTAAGACTACACCAACAAAGCAAATGCCTTCTATCCACGGTGTTAGGTCTGTCTTAGGTTTGTAATTTTTGTAATCAGTCATCTTTATTCTCCTGTTCACGTTTAGCTAATTTAACTTCTAATTCTTCAAACTCTTTACGCATTGCTTGTATTTCTTTTATTATCTGCTCAAGTTTTGGGTCTTTTAGATCGTTAGTGTGCATTACGAGCCTCCCTTGTTTCACGGTCACATTTAGCTTTGAATAAGCAAACAGATGCTTCTATCTCAGCAACTCGTGTGTATACCTTCTCAACCATTTGATATTGGTTAAGTAAGGCGCAAGCTAGTTTGTAGGAATTGTAGGTAGAGTTGACAACTTTACCGTTTTCTAAGATATCCCATTTTTGTTTTGGGAATTTTGTAGATTTGATTGTATACATTTTTATCTCCACCGTTTCTATTAATAGGGGCTTGCGCCCCGTTAATTAAAGTTTTTTAAAAAAATCATTTTCGCAAGTTTTGAATTTTTCACTAAAATTGTTTAATTCAATTTGTGCTTCTGATTCTGTTAAAAACCCAGTTAAGTCAATATGCACATTTTTGTAGATAGGTGTTTTTTTCAAAACAGTTTTTTTATCTGTTGGTATTTTCATTTCTAAACACACAGTAAAGTATTCAAAAAATGGTTCACCTGCATCAAGATTTTGCGCTTTATATACTGAATAATAAATTGGTAATGTCATTTTAATCTCCACAGTTTCTATTAAGTTAATCGCATAATTTGCTGCGATGTGTAATAATGGCATACATAAAACATAAATACAAGCATTATTTATACATTTATTGAAAATAATTATGAAAATATCAGAACATCAAGAACAGGTCATGCTAATCACATGGTTCAGAATGCAATACAAGCAATACAAGTATCACCTATGGGCAATTCCTAACGGTGGGTCTAGGCACATAGTCACGGCAGTCAATTTAAAGGCAGAGGGAGTGCTTGCCGGAGTCAGCGATTTATTCTTAATGATTCCTAATAGTAAGTACCACGGAATGTTTATTGAGATGAAGGCAAAGTCTGGCAAAGTGTCAGATAGCCAGAAAGAGTTTATGGCAGCAGCTAGTTCAATGAACTACTTGCCGGTTGTCTGCTATGGTTTTGATGAAGCTAAGATCGCAATTACAAATTACTTGCAAGAAAAGAAAGATTAGTTTAGAGTGTTGTTAGTGGTATCAATAATGGCTTGGTCAAGAAGTCGTTATTATTGATGCCTCTGGTATCAGGGTTGTTATTTAGGTGCTTGACCCACCTAGGTAGCAGCCCTTTTTTTTGGAGCAAAATTATGGAATGGTTTAGACACGACAGTAATGCAAACCTTGATGAAAAGCTACAAGAGGTATTGCTTGATTACGGATTAGAAGGTTACGGATTGTATTGGTATTGCATTGAGCTGATCGTAGGTAAGACATCGGCTGACAACATTACATTTGAATTAAAGCACGATGCTAGGGTAATTGCTCGTAATACAGGATCAAGCCCACAAAAAGTAGAAGAGATGATGAAGCGTTTTATCTCTGTTGGCTTATTTGAGAACAATGATGGCAAGATTACTTGCATGAAAGTAGCCAAGCGTTTAATGAGTTCAGCTACCAGCAATCCCAAGATGCGCCACATGATACAAGACATTAAGCTACAGTATGATACGGTAATAGACAGCATGAGTCATGACGGCATCATGACGGCATCAGATTTCATCACGGCAGAAGAGAATAGAATAGAAGAGATTAGATTAGAAAAGAAAGAAAAGACTATTAACACAGAAGTACTTGAGGATTATTTTGAAGACTTTTGGTACAAGTACCCAAAGAAAGTAGGTAAAGAAGCTGCACGTAAGGCATGGAATAAAGCAAACCCTGACATTATTAAAGTTATTGATGCTATTAATTGGCAGCGAGAAACAAGACAATGGCAAGCAGAGGATGGTAAATACATTCCTAATCCTGCTACTTACTTAAACCAAGGTCGCTGGATGGATGAAGCACCAGAACAAGTTGCACCATTCTAGGAGTTATCATGATTGAAACTGACAAAAAAGCATTTAAAGATATGGTTAATGCCGTGTTTACTATTTACGGTAAGCCTTTACCTGAGAAAGAGATGCTGCGGATCTGGTGGCATAAGCTAGAACGCTTTGACTTTAATGTTGTTGGTCGTGCGTTTGATAAGTGGACTGACACACCAAACAAGTTGCCACAACCGGCAGACATAGTTCAAATATGTAAGCCAAGGGAAGCCGAGTACCATGCATTACCATCACCGGCTAGTTATGCTGAGAATAAAGAGAACGTGGATAAATTGAATAAGTTTATTGCAGAAAAGCTAAAGCCTAAGACTGATTACCATGCATGGGCTAAACGTATATTGCGTGATCCACAGAACTTTCCAGAGATGTCAGTAGATGCTGCACATAAATTGCTAGGTGAAACCTATGCGATGGAATAAGGTTGACAAATATCACATAACATCAGGAGTCTGGACTATAGCAAAATACTTTTCACATGATAAAGTTAAGTATGGTCTTAGCAAAGGTAATAAAAACTTAGGCTATTACGATACTGCTGAAGAAGCTAAAAGAAAAGCTAAAGACTAATTGCATATTTTATACAGCGTGATATATAATAAATCATCAATTACAGATAGGGTTATATATGACACACACAGAATTAAAAGAACTACGCACTAAAACTGGTTTATCACAGAAAGAGTTTGGCACTAAGTTGTTTAAGACTAGGGATAGCATTGCCAAGTACGAGTCTGGCAAGTTTACGATTCCTGCTTACATGGATATTTTAGTAAAGGCTGTATTTAATGGAAGTTAAGAATTTCAATATTAGTAGCAGTAATTTGCCTTACCTATTTGAAAAAATTAAGGCATTAGATTTATCACAGGGTTATGTGGCTAACGTAACGATCAAGTCACACACACGTAACTTAGATCAGAACGCTAGATTATGGAAGCTATATGGTGCGATTGGCGAGTATATTGGCGAGTCACCAGATAAGGTGCATGAACTAATGGGCTGGAAGTTCTTACGCAGCCAGTCTGTAGTCAATGGCGAAACAATTGAAGTCATTAAAAGTACGACTAAACTGTCAACGGCAGAGATGGCTGATTACCAAAGGCAGATAGAACTTTGGGCTAACACGATCGGATTTGTGTTCAATGAGTAAAATCACACAATCAGCTAAAGGCGAGAACTGCACGGTCAGAATTATTGGCTACTGCAATGGCAATCCGGAAACAACCGTTTTGGCGCATTTAAATGGCATTAGATATGGACACGGTACTGGTCAGAAAGTAAACGACCTACACGGTGCATATTGTTGCTCTGGATGCCACGATGCTATAGATGGCAGAGTAAGAACTAATCACACTAGAGATGAATTAAAGTTATCGCACCTAGAAGGTGTTATTGAAACGCAGTTAAGATTAATTGAGAAAGGTTTAATATGATTGTCTTTCGTAAAAAAGTAGATGCATGGGTAGTAACAGCTAGGGATTCAGACTGTCAGATTATCCATATAGGTGACTACAAGACCCAAGAAGAAGCCAAGGCAGCAGAGCAAGCATATAGAGAAAAAAAACTAGCAGACTCGTATGCACAACAAGAAGCCAAGCTAGACAGGATGGCAAAAGAGATGGTTGCTAGATATAACGTCTACCTAGAGTTTTGCGTATTGCCAAAGACTCTAACCGACATGAAGCAACAATTAGATGATGACAAGAATACTGCATCTAATACGATCAAGAGCTTAATGGCTAGAGGATTTATGAAAAGCATTGTTGTTAACGATACCGGCACACGCAAATATTACAGCTTTGTCACTACCAAGCTAATGAGCTACGAGGATGCATTAGAGTATGTGTCACCTAAGAAATACAAAACTAAGGTTAGCGAGAATACACCAACAATCGCTGGTGCTAGGGTAATTAATTTTGATGACAGAAAATTAAGCAATCTATACATGACTCAACGTGCAATAGATCGGGCGAACATGAAATCACCTAAGAACTATACAAGTGGTGCAACAATGTCAGCGAGTGACTGGTAATGAGAGTTACTAGCGATGGTTCAAGCGCAAGCTACTACGAGTTGCCTAATAATGCTAGTGAGTTGCAAGACTTAATTAGCGCAAAGAATATGAACGCACAGATTGGTGAGATATTTCGTGAGTGCTACCGTTATGGTCAGGCATCACATTGTGACGAGATAAGAGGAATTAAAAAAATACTGTTCTATGCTAATGCAGAACTTAAAAGATTAGCCAGCCATGACAACTAAAAAACAATTAGAGCAAGCTATTATTGATAGTAATGAATGGATAACGGCAATGGATGGAATTAATCTGTTATACCATTATTTTAATGATAACAATAATGATTCATATAAAAAATCATATGAAATAATTAATAAAATATTGTTAAAAAGATTAGCCAGCCAAGAACAGTCTTGACCGGCTATGTTTAAACAAATGTTTAAACTATTTGTTCATTACGTACATAGTTACTTCAAAGCCAAAACGCATTTCTGTAGCTGCTGGAGATGTCCACATGATATTAGTCCTTAATCTGTACTAAGCAAGATTGCTTGTATGTAATAATGTGCTTAATGTTAGACACTAACAATAGTTAAAATCATTAAAAGTGACA